ATGCCGCTAAAACCCGAGACGTTCGGCTCGACGATCATGGTGCTCGGAGACTTCAACCCGGCGATCTTCACTGCTGATTGGCTGCACCGCAATCAGCTGATCGGGGACGGAGATAGGCAAGAGGCCATTGATTCACCAAACACGCTAATAACGCACGATGTCACCGTGTGCGAAACCAGTTGGTTCAAGTTTCAAGTCGTGGGAAAGCAGCTTGTCCTTGCCAGTTCGGGCGCCCTGACGCCGGCACTGAAGGATCTAGCGGAAGGCATACTGTTACTGCTGCCGCATACCCCTGTCACCGCTGTGGGCCTAAATTTTCACGCTCACTACCAGATGACTAGCGAATCAGACTGGCAAAAAGTCGGCGACGTGCTCGCTCCCAAGGCCATTTGGTCTAGTCTCTTTGACAGTTCCGAATACTTTGCTGGGCTCACTAATATTCAGGTCCGTGTTTCGGCCGGTACTGCAGCGGATGCAAAGAAGGGGCCGCCTGATCACTTGAATCTTCAGGTGCAACCTTCAAATCGCCTTGAGAACGGCGTTTACATAATGCTGAATGACCATCGGGGCAGCTTTGCTTCTGAAGACAATGGCAGTACCGCAGCGGAGCGTGCCGCCCAGGTCATTGCCAAAGATTGGGAGAGGAGTTGGGAGCTGGCCAGCCAGAAGTTTGAGGAATTACTCAATAACGTCATTGCTTCTTAAGGGCATCGGAATGTTCACCACAACATTCGCTGACAATGATGTAGGCACGGCCTTTGAGCTGGATGAGCCAAGTTATTCTCGTCCTAGGGCAAGGGCCCGAGCGCAGAATAGAAGCGTCCTTCAGCTTCAAGAGAAAGAACAAACGCTGCTGGATCTCGCCGCTGAACCTGATGCCGCGATGCCGACGCAATATGCCGGTAACGCCAAGGCAAAGTTCAGCGAAAGTGAAGCCGCTGCATTGATCCAGATCTGGGAAGGTACAGTTGAAGAAGTACTTCCGGATCAAAAAGCGCTGCGGGCAGTCCTGAGGGCCAAGCTTGGAGACGTGCCCGATCACTATGCTGATATAGGGCTCGAGTGGGTTAGCGAGCAAGACCGAGATTTAGTGTCTCCTGGCGCTGTGTTTTATCTAAGCCTCTATAAGGCTACAAAGCCCAATGGCGCAAAGGTCAATTCGGAGGAGCTTCGGTTCCGACGGTTACCTGCATGGACGCGACGTGACATCGCGCGCATCAATCATGAGGTCGCTCGGCTGCGTGGAAGCGCAATGAAAAAGCCCGAGGCACCTTGATCAACTACGGCATCGCTCCAGCTCGCAACGAGATCGAGGTTTCGGTGTTTGGTCCTGGTTTTGGGGAAGCCATCGCCGTTCATTTCGGAGATGGCGCGTGGATGCTGGTTGATTCATGCCTTGAACCATGGACTAAGCAGCCTGCAGCCAAGCATTACCTAGACGCAATTGGAGTATTGCCCGAGAACGTGAAGGTAATTCTTGCGTCCCATTGGCATGATGACCACGTCAGAGGAATTTCAACCCTTGCTCGCGCCTTTCCTGCCGCAGAGTTCCATCTATCCGACTGCTTCAACCGGGATGAAGCCGTCGCGCTATTGGCTGCCCACAGCGGTACTGTTGCGACGTCTCTAAGCCGGGGCACCAATGAGCTTTATACCGTGCTCAATGACAGGAATGGCGCTGTGTACTACGTGGGAATGCGCTCAGACGTATTCGATCAGGCAATAGGAAGTCAGCGCGTTCGCGCGACGGCCTTGTCCCCTGTTCCTGCGGCATATCAACAGTTCGTCGCAGGCTTGGCTCAGTTTGTCCCACGTTCGGGCGGCGAGCCCATCAAGAACGTGGTTTCCCTGAAGCCGAATATGGAAGCAGTCGCCATACACATTGATTTTGGTGACGACGCTGTTGTTCTCGGCTCCGATCTGGAAGACCACGCCTCTTTTGGTTGGACGGCTGTGGTTGGTGACCAGTGGGTACGAAACCGTAAAAAGGCCAGCGCGATCAAAATTGCGCATCATGGTTCTAAAACCGGAGATCACCCGCTGGTGTGGACTACCCTGCTACATCACGCGCCCATTGGGGCCATGACGCCTTACAACAAAGGGTCAAAGCTTCCGACCGACCAAGACATCACTCGCATCAAGGGGCAGACATCCAAGGCATATATTTCTTCTGGCAGCTCACGCCGCGCGAAACTCGGAGCGACAGAACTAAAGCGCCTTAGCGATATCGCAACCAATATAGTTCCAGTGAATTCGGGCTTTGGCTGCGTGAGACTGAGGCGTAGCGTTGGCGCCGATTGGACCGTTGAATGTTTTGGCGCCGCTCAGCCGCTGTAATGCCGCCCATCGGCATTTACCTGACTCGAAATCAGGCGTACGTGTAAGCGTACCGTGGGTTCGAATCCCACCCTCTCCGCCATAGATCAAGGGCTTGCAGCGATGCAAGCCCTTTTTCTTTGCCCCGATTTAGGGGTACACGTAAAAATGCACGTAAAAATAATGACCGTTTTAGCGCTCGTGCATTCGCCGTAATGCACCTGCGGACCCTGGCTTTACCGGTCCATCATCCGGGGTTTCGGCACCGCCGGGGGCACCTTTCGCCAGTGGTAATGCGCCCACCGCTCGACGTGCGCCATGGCCTTCTCGCGGGTCCGGTAGGGCTGGGAGTAGATCGGGATGACGTTCAGGCCGTCGCCCTTCGGCATGAGGTTCACTTTCCAGGTGCCGTCGATCCGCATATTCACGGAGGCGAAGCAGACCGAGCCGGGCAGCGTGGCCAGCCAATGATCGAGCGGCTGGCCGCTCATGAATACCTGTTCCCAATGGACACGTGGAGGCTCGGACATGACCCAGATTATGCCGGCCGCGTCTCAACACCGAAGACGCTACAGGAGGCTTCCAGGGTCAGCGACGGGGCCAGCATGCCCCGCGGTGGCGATGCTCGCCCGGATACTGGCGTTCTGCATATCGGTCGTGTGGATGGGATCGCTCCACAGGGTGGTTGCCTCGCCCAGCACTGCCAGCAGCATCTGCTTCTGTAGCGCCGGCATACCGCCAGCCTGGGCCAGCTCCACCACATTGGTGGTGTGCGCGAACGCGGACACAATGGCGTCCCCATTGGCGTCAACCTGGTTGCTTCCATCGCTCTGCACGACGCGGGCGGTCGCCCGCAGAGAAGCGTTGGCGCTGGTGTCCTCGGTCCACACCACGACCGATACGGCCACGTTCTGGCCGGTGTCGGTCAGATTGACCACGAACTCATTGGGCTGCAGCTTCGTGAAGGGTGTCTGGTCGGGCTTCGTATAGGCCATGGTCATGGTTTCGCGATCGAGTTATGAGAATAGACGCGGTGGTCGGGATCGAGGCCTGCGGCATAGCTGCAACCACCATAGTGTTGGTGGCAAACCAGCTTCTCGCCGATCTCTATGACGCTAGTGACTATCTCGATGCCGCAGTCGGTCACGACCTGCATGCCTTCCATGTCGGGGGCGTAGGTCATGCCACCGCTGGGAAGATCGAACGGCGTAGATGCACTGCACTCCAGAACCGCGCCACCTTCGGTCGTCAGGCGAACGCAGGGCTGCATGGACATCTCCATGCCTGCCATGCGCCTTCGGAACTTGCGCAGACCCTGCGTAGGAATATCGAGGCAGTCGGCCAGATAGCCGATCTCCGCTTCGCGAGCCTGGGTATCGTCGTCGAGCCACATGTCGGCGCATACACAAGCGCCCGAGCCGCCGCCTCCGCCGCCACCCGAACCGCTGCCGCTGCTTGGAAAGGCCACGGCGACCGCACCGATATACACGAAACCATCCCCGCCGTAGACGTCATTTGGGTTCGTTGACGCGATGAGCGCCTGAGCGCCTCCAGCAAAGTTCGGGTCGTTCATGTAAAGATAGAACGTAACATTTGCGCCATTGGTTCCGGTCACGCTCGCGCTGCTAGCGTTGTAGCTGGTGGTCACGCTTCCGTTGAGAACGGTAAAGGCACCCACAGTGATCGTAGCTGTCGCTGGTGATCCGGACGAGGCGCTATAACTAATCGTCGTTGGCACTTTGGCTGGAATGTTGGTTACTGTGCGCTGTTTCAGGTTGCGCTGGTCGCCAATCTGATGGCCACTTCCAGCCACTCGCAGTCCAATGCGATTCACACCACCAGAGAAATAGAGATCGTTCTGGGATGTTCGGCCGTAAGTTGTGCCGTCACTTACCTCGCTATCAATATTCGACGCCAGCACTAGGCTGATGTTGAACCACCGCATGTCGGCCGGCAGCTGACCAACGCTGCCCACCGTCGTCGGCGAACTATTGCTGTTCGAGCAGATGGCTTGAAGGATAACCGCTGCAGCAACCGCATCAGCAGGGGTGACACCGGTGATGGTTGCTGATCCCTGCGCTACCGAGTTACCTGCTGCGTCACAAATGCTCGCCGCAGACACGGTGCCGTCGGCCCTGAGCCATGCGATATAAGTACGGTTTGTTACGGTTATTCCAGCAGGCAGTCCGACGTTGGATGCAGTCGACCGATTAACGGTTAATGCGAAGGCCGTGCCAGGCGTAACTGCATAGTTCGCTACCGTTGAAACTTGTGAGCTAATCGAGCCGTTTGCGGGGATCGATGATCCGCCCGCAAGTCGAATCAGTACATCAGCTCCGCTGCTTGGACGTTCGTAGATGATGAGGTGGCTAGTTGAGAGGTTACCTACGCTCCAACCGTCAGACACAGATTGCCCTACCGTACGCGCTACTCCGGTAGGCGTTCCAGTTGTATTGACCGAAAGCGAGCCGTTTGGAAGGACATTCTTTCCACCAGAAAATTGGAGCGGCACGCCATTCTGAAGTGAGGCGGCCGTGGTGCGAGCGTACGATGATCCGTCGGGAACTTCGTCGACGGTGGATGGCTGAACAGCCATACAAACATTGCAGAATGTGAAATAGCCGACCGTATGGCTAATCACTGTTGGCTCGGCGACCGCGTACGCTGAACCAGCCGGAGCGATGGCTGTTACCTTGGTCACACATTGCGTGTATGTACCGGTGCCAATCGCACCGCACGTCGGATACGCGGCTGAACCGGAAGGAGCTGATGTGCTGATCTCGTTGTTATTGCTGTCACGCCAACTAATTCTCGTATAGGCCAGCGCTCCCGCGTTAACCGAAAGAGCTCGCACGCAACACGTCAACGTAACGGTTTGGCCTGGAACTACGGGCAAGTGGCCTGCATTGACCATCGCATCCGTTTGTAACGAGCCAGATAACGTTGTCGATCCAGCATGCACCGCGTATGTCGGTACTATCGGGTCGGGTTGGCGAGAAGAACCGGCCGCCTCTTCATACCAACCATAGTTAGCGGCCCAGCCGGTTAGGTTCCCTTGGAACTGCGGATTTATGACCGGTACGCTGTTGGCGAGACCTTGCGCCGAGTTAGCCGTCGATTGAGCGTTGTTGGCGAGATTCTGCGCCTTGGCGTAGATGGCGTTGAGTAGGGTCTGCCGCGTCACGTAGACGCTGTTGAAGTTCGCCCGGAAGGTAGCGCCGACCACATACGTGTCGCCGCTCTTGTCGTTCCACATCTTCGGCGTCGTCAGGCCGCCGAGGTAATTGGCCAGCGCGGTGATGGCGTTGTCGTATGCCACCTGCTGGGCGGAGCCGGCGCCGAGGAACGAAACGGCCTGGGCATCAATGCCGGCTTGCTCGGCCGTGATCACCGCCCAGTCGCGAATGACGGTGGGCTTCTCGGCGGCCGACACGATTCCATCGCTGGCTATGTTTGCCAGCTCCGCGTTGGCGCTGTTGGCGCTGTTCTGGGCCGCGGCCACCTCGTTGGCCAGCGTCTGAGCAAAACCGGGCTGGGTGGTCTGGTCGTTGACGGTGTACGGTGCGGAGATAGCCGCCAGCGACGAGACGCCATTGGCGTTCACGGCCGTGACCATCGCTTGATACACGCCCGGCGCCGCGTTCGGAAGATCAACGGTCAGGCCATACTGGGTGCCCATGGGCTGCCAGCTGCCGTTGTCCTTGCGCCACTTCACGTCGTAGGAGACGGCGTTGGGCGTGTCGTCCCATTGGATAATCAGCAGCGTGGAGGCCAGGACGGCGCCGGCGGTAGGGAACGCCTCGAGGATGACGTTGGTGGGCGTCGCCTGCGCGCTCGGAGGAACCACCGAAATCGGCGGCACGGTGATCGGCGCGCCGGTATCGATGGCGGCGAACTTGCTGGCGTTGTGCAGCAGAGCCGTGATCGTGTACTCGATCGCACCGGCAGTGTTCCCCTTCAGCACCGAAATGACCCGGTACTGCGCGGCCTGGAGCGATGCGCTTTCGCACACCCATACCGATTCGGCCACGGGAAGCGCGGAGAACCCGGGAGCCGCCACGCTGATGGTGTTGCCGGCGATACCGGTCACCGCGTGGGTCTCCGTGACACCGCTCGGCAGGGTGACGGTCAGGTTGTCGCCGACGGCCACGGTGGGCATGCTGTCGACGGTGATGCTGGTGGCCGTGACCGCATGGACTCGGCCAGCTTGGCGCCTGCCGGCGCGCGCGGGGTCGGCGACGCGGATGACCTGGCCGGGCGCGGTAAGCGTGGCATCGAGGCCGACCTTGAACGTCACCGTTTCCGTTTCGAGGCGCGACGTCAGCAGCGTCCATAGACCGACGCGCTGGGCCTGCCCTTCCGAGGTACAGCCCACGCCCGTGACCTGGGTGACGCGCACGCCGTAGCGCGCGATACCGGCGGGATCAGGCACATACTTGACCTTGGCGCGGCCAAAGTCATTCGGGTCATTCCAAGAGACCAGCGCGACGGTGTAGCGCGTGGACTTGCTCGATCCCTGGTACGTGAACTTGCCATCGATGACGTTGGCGGCGGTGTAGGTGTAGGTCGGGTCCGCGGGCATGTCGGCCGAGGCCTGGATGGCTCCGGCGCCCCAGTAGGAAATGCCGCGGAAGACGCTCGCCAGATCCTGGAGCACCTTGTAGGCGTCTCCCTTCTTCTGCAGGAACACCGTGCACGTGAAGCGCGGCTCAGTACCGCCGAAGCCGTTGGGCACCATGCCATCGCAATACTGGGCGATGCCGTACAAGGTCCATTTGTTGATCTGCGCCGGCGTGACGTACTGGCCGAGGCCATAACGCGGGTGCGTGGCGAGGTCGTAGAAGATCCAGGCCGGGTTGTTGGTCCAGGCCTGTTTGAACGTGCCATCCCATGCCCCGGTATAGGTCCGCGCCACCGGGTCGTAGTTCGAGGGCACCTGGATGATGCGGCCCATCAGATCGTACGCGCGTGCCGGGATGGCGCTGAACTGGGAGGCGTCGACGATCACACCGACATATGCGCTGTTGGGGTAGCGCAGCAGTGCGTCGACGATCTGCGTGTACGAATCGACCATCACCACGTCCTGGATCGTGGCGAGGTTCTGGTTGGGTGTCAGTCGGCGGACGCGAATGGTCCAGCCGTGGGCGGCCGGCGGGAGGTCGATGCGGTGGTTGCGCTGGTACTTGCTGGTGGTCTTGCCCGTGAAGGCCGAAGAGATCACCTGGTAGAAGCTACCACTGTCGGTCTGGATGTCGATCGCGTAGGCGATCGAATAGCCCTGGATATCGCCGTTGGAAGTGTTGCTCTTCTGGAGCGCCGGCACCGACAGCGTGATGCGCACAGCCGACAGCGCCAGGTTGGTCAGCGACTGGGTCCACGGAGTGGTGCTCTTCAGCTCCAGGTTGACCGCGGTCTCGTTCTCGACGTCCTGGAAGCCGGACATTACGAGTTGGTCCTGCGTGCCGTTGCGGCTGTCGATCTTGACGTTCTGGAAGTTCAGCGATCCGTCGCTGTTCGCCACCGGCGTCTCGTCCAGGTAGATGTCCTGAAGGCAGTTGGCCGCGCCGTGCGTGAAGCCCTGAATCTGCCCTTCACTCACCAGGTCGAGGATCTGGGCGTAGGCGATCGAGTGCAGGCTATCCGGTGTTTCAACGGGCGTGTGCGAGCTGCCGCTGCCGCCCTTGTACCCCTTGATCACGGTCACGGCTGGGCGATCCTCGAGGCGAACAGGTCACCGCCATGTCCCATCCAGCCGCTCACCTGCGCGGGCGCCTGATAGGCGGCGGCCATGTCCTGCGTCGTGATACCTGCGCTGATCACAGCGCTGCCGATCTTGAGCGGGCCACCGTAGAAGAGCGGCACCGGGTTGCCCTGGGCCTCGGTGTTCACGGGGCCGTTGAAGGCATAGCTGGGCTGGTTCGCGCTGCTGTCCTTCGAATGGAGCCCCTTCGCCTGGGGCGACAGCATCTGCACTACGCCGCCGGCGATCATGGAAATGCCGGCGCTGTACAGGTATGGCGACAGAGCCGCGGCCGGTGTGAAGCTGAGGACCGCGCCAGCCACGACGAGCACCGCACCCAGAATGATGCTGCCGATGCCACCGCTCTTCGAACCGATTAGAACGGGTGCGATACGGATATCGGTTGCGCCCACCGGATTGGGAAGCTCTTCCTCAGTGACGCTTCGTTTGCCGGCGAATACGACGAATGCGATGCCTCGGTCCTTAGCCCCGACGAGCCATTCCTGAAAGCCTCTGCATTGGCTCGACAGCGCCTGGATGGCCTCGCTTACCGAGTTCGTATCGAGCGCGAAACGATGCACTCGGCCAAAGCGCTGACCCAACTTGCCATACAGCCGAACAGTGCGAAGGGTGGTCTCCATGGTTTCTCCGGGCATAAAAAAACCCCGCCGGAGCGGGGTTTTGTGGTGAGCGAATTTCGATTCTCAGTTTGGGCCGAGGTTTATGGTTCCCTGACCGTCTGCACCCAGGCGATACGTCTGCGCGTCGCCACGTTCAACAACCAGCGCCACCGAGCGCTCCGCGCGATCAGCCAGCCCTGTGCCACACAGCCCGGCTCCTACGCTCTTGGCCGACATCACCCAGCGACCGGCCGGAACGTACATCGTTACCTTCTCCCCGGTGCCAACCTTTGCGGCCAGCTGGTGGTTGATGAAGACCCCCAGATAACAGCCACTAAGGGTCATGCCTTCATCGCGCACCACCGTTACCGTACCCGACCCATCAGCCGGTGACGTGAATGCGATGGCTCGGTCCGCTGGAACATCGTGCGCTGCCGACACAGCCACAGGCTTCGTAGCGCATGCGGCAACCAGACAGCAGGATAGCGCCGCGAGTATGTGCTTCATGGCTTTTCCCCGTGTTCGTGAGGGGCCAAGCCTACCACCCGGCGCACGACCAGGCGTGTGCATTCGCGGTACCAGCCACCGTAGACGTCACGGCTGGAAAGCCGCCCGTACATGTGGTGAAGCATCTGGCTGTCGCCCAGGTACACCCCGGCGTGGTTTGGGGTGTCGTTCCCGCTCCTGATGGCCATCAGGATGATGTCGCCGCGCTCGAGCAGCGCCCCCTCCGGCACCGGTTCGAAGCCGGCGGCCCGGAAATTGTCCATGTACAGGCGGGAGTGGCCGTCATCCCACCAGCCGTCCGGCCTGGCGAAATCGGGCAGTTCGATCCCCAGCTCGCGCGCGTAGAAGTCCCGCACCAGCGTGTAGCAGTCCAGCACGCCGTGGTGGAACGAGCGGCCCACCAAGGGCGCCTGATACCCGCACGGGCGGATTTGGTGGATCTCGCCAGCCACCGGGGGGCCATCCAGGTCGCGGCACACGCTGACGATCAGCCAGACGAGGCCCGATTCCTCGCAAACCACGAGGTCAGCCTCGCTAGGGCGAGCCGACATGTCAGGATGCGAATGGACGAGCGCGATAATCTCGCCCTGATCTTCAGCATCGGCATAGTCCTCTTTCGGAAGAACGAACTGCTCATCAGCGGACGAGGCAAGGTTCCGGCAAGGGATGTACCGCTCCCTGCCCTTCACGATGCAAACGAGTCCACATGCCTCGCGTGGATAATCCGCGACGGCGTGCGCACGGATGGCGTCTAGGGTTTCTGGTGTCATGTGCGCAGCAGGCCTGCAGCCGGAAAACCACCGAACGGGAGCGGGTTGCTCGCGCCGAAGCGCATCTTGCAGGCTGCCAGCGTACCGCTGCAGGCATCCTTCGTCGGGTCGCTGGTGGGCTGATCGTTGATGTCGGCCACCGGTCCACCGGTGTAGCCGCAATACACCCCGCGGTAGCCGCCGATGGCGACCCAAGGGCACACGTCGGCCACGATATCGCGCGCAGGCAGCTGCATGCCCTGGAAGTTGAGCGGGCTCGAAAGCTCGAACTGCACCTTCTCATTGTCTTCCGACGCCTTGCGCTCAATGAGCCAGACGTCGACCGCCTCCTGCGTCGGATCGGCAGTCGGGTTGCCGCCCGGGAAGTTCACCGCGTCCAGGTACTTGCCCGTCGTCAAGTGCACGGTGATCTTGGCGCCAACCATGTCCTGGCACAGCAGGCACAGCGCGGAGATTGTCGCGTCGATGTTGCCGACGGTCAGTTTCGGCGTGGGCTGCTGAGCGCTGGTGCGCTCGAATCCTTCCATGTCGAGCGGCCAAGGCGAGTATTGGTTGCCCTGCCATGTGATGGTGCCAACCTGGCAGTAGCCGTGAAACCGCAGCAGGTCGCCGCCAATGGCGGTGGAGTCGCACTCGACGAGCCAAATCTCCGCGCCAGGTTCAAGTTGCTGGACATCAGCGAACAGACTCACGGTTTGTATTCCTGTTGGAACGTTGCGGTCAGCGTGTACACATCGCCCCCGTGCGGGATGAGGTCGTATTCGATGCAGGAGTAGTAGCCCTGCACGTCGAGCGGCGGCGTCCAGAAGAACGAAACGCCGATGTGTGCCTTGAGAAAGTCGCGGATGGGTGCGATGGCAGCACCGTGGCCGATAAACGAAAGCGGCCACGACTGCACCACGGCATTCAGCCCGTCTTGCGTCTTCTGGGCATAGCCATCGCCGAACTGAGCGCGGCGCGTGCGCAGCGTGGCTTTTCCCTGGGGCTCGATGAGGGGAACCCAGTTAAACGTGTCGGTCATCAGTGAGCGCCCGCGTAGAGGATGCCGCCGGGCTGCGTCATCCGGTAGACCATCTCGTGGACCATGGCTTTGAACTGCTCACCGACCTGCCGGCCGAGCGCAGCGTTTTCGCCGGTGCTATCGACGCTCGACGAGGACTGGCCGCCCTGCTGCACCACCACGCTGATGGTGGCATTCACGCCGCCGGCTCCCGCGCTGCTACCCGAACCGCCGTAAGGCGTCACCGAGCCGCCCTGGCCGCCCATCATCAGGTAGGTGTTGCCGCCGGTGGTGAGCAGCTCGGGGCCGTCCTCGTTGACCTGGTAGAGCGACCCCGCATTCACCGGGCCGCCGCTGGCGCGACCAGGCGCGCCAGCCCAGGTCGTCGAGAACGAGCCTGCGCCGGTGTAGTTCGATCCGCCGTTGAGAGCGTCTCCCGCGCCGGTACTGCCGCTGGGCAGGAAGGCGCCGAGGATGCTTTGCAGGATCTGCGACTCCAGCACGCGCAGCTCCATCTTGGCGAGGTCGGTGAGGATGGACGAGACCAGAGACGAGAAGTTCGTCTTGCCGGTGGTGGCGAAGGTGGCCATGGCATCGGCCATGCCGTTGAATGCGGTCGTGAACAGGGATTCGGTTTGGCCGGCGACATTCGACGCCGACGTGACGAAGTTCTCCATGGCCGCCTGCCCGCCGTTCTTCCAATCGGCAAGCTCGGCCTGCTGGTCGTCGTAGAACTTGCGCTGCGCCACGACGGCGGTGGTGTACGCCGACTGGATCTGGCCGATGGACCGGGTGTATTCGTCGGCGCCGATCTTACCCTGGTCAAACAGCTTGCCCTGGGCATCCATATCCTTGTTGTACTGGTCCTGCAGCTTCTCGAACTCTTTCTGCTGGGTGTTCCACTGCGAGCCGTGGCCGACGCCTTCCAGCTGGCGGGCGTTGGTCTGATCCTGCAGCTCGCGCTGGCGATCCAGCTTGTCCTGCAGCACGGCCTGGCGCTCGCGCTCCGCGTTGGCCCGCTGGCGCGCGTCCACCTCGTTGGTGAGGTTCACCAGCAGCTGAGCTTGGTCGAGCAACTCCTGCTTCCGCTCCGGCGACAGGTTCTTCAGATTGGTGAGCAGGTCCTCGCGGACCTTGATGAGGTTCTTGTCGGCGTCGGTCAGCTTCTGTCCACCGCTGAGCTGCTGCTGGTCCGCCTCGATCTTCTCCTTCATCGAGCGCACCAGCGACTCGTAGGCGTTCTGCTCCTTGCGCGCCTCTTCCGCGGCCTGCGTGGCGGCTTTCTTGGCGGCTTCCTGCGCCGCCTTCATGGCGTCCAGGCGGTCCTGGTCGGCGGCGACCGCCTGCGCGGCAGCATCCGCCGCGGCCTTCTGGTCGGCCCCGGCCATGCTGTTCTGCCCCATGCTCTGCGAATGCTCGTAGAGCGTTTTCTGGCTGGCCGTCATGCCGAACTCGGCAATCTTCTGGTCGAGCTTCTTCTTTTCCTCGCCAAGCTTGGCCGTCTCGGTCTGCAGCCCGGCGTCCGCCGCCGAAACCTTGCTGAGGTACTGGTCGATCGCATCGTCCGCCGACTTCAACCAGCTGGCATCGCCAAACGTGGCGTGCAGCTCGCGCACGGTCTCAATCAGTGCGCGATGCGCCGGGTCGGCCTCATTGACGATGTTGTCCGACAGGGTGTGCATGGCCCCCTGTTCGCCATCCACCGACTTTTGCAGCTGATCGATGCGCGCCTGCAGCTCGTCGATGAGCTGCTTGTGGTTGTTGATCGATCCGGCGGTCTCGCCGAAGGGGTTGGGTGCCTGCAGGTCGGCGATCTTGGCCTTGAGGCTGTCGATCTCCTGCTGGGTGGCCGACACCTGCTTGCTGGCCGCCTTGAACTCGTCCGCCATCGCCGTCGGCGTGGGCCGGCTGGCGATGTTCTTGTAGGCCTCGTTGACGTCGTCCAGATGCTGCTTCAGGTCAACGAGCGCTTTGGACTGCGCCTGGTATTCCTGTTCGGCCTGCGAGCCCTTCTCCGCCGCCTCGGCGAAGGCGTAGGCGATGGTGCCCAGCGCGATGATGGCGAGGCCAATGGGACCGCCGACAAGGCCTACCAGCGACGTGCCCACCTTGGACAGCATGCTCGCGCCGTAGCCGGCGACCGAGGCGGCCTCCTGCGCGGCGGTGGCGGCGGTCTGCGCCTCGATCGCGGTGGTGTTCGCGGCGCGCAGTTCGAGCAGCCGCGCTTCAATGGCGATCTGCTGCTCTTTGAAGGTGTTCGAGGCGACGATGGCAGCGTCGTACTGCTGCTCGGCCTTGTTGAGCGCAAGCTGGGCGGCTTCGGCCTGCGCGGTGGCGGCTGCCTGGGCGCGGATGTTGGCCGACAGCGTGGCGGCGCTGGCCTGGTGCGCCAGCGTAGCCTGCGCGGCCTCGTTCTCGGCCAGGGCTGCCTGGTAGGTGGCCTCGGCCTGGGTGCGGGCTGCCAGGGCCTGGTCGCGCGCGATGCCGATGCCGGTGAGGGCCGCCTCGTTCGCCTTGATCTGCGCCGCCGTCTGCTGGACCTGGGCGTCAGCGACAGCAAGATCGGCGGCGGCCTGATCGGCCGCCGCCTGCCGCTGTGCGAGCGACGAGGTGACGCCCGTGTAGACGCTGGTGATCGGGATGCTGATCAGCCGGGCCGCCGCCAAGCCGCCCAGGATTTCGACCGTCGCCGCGATGTGGTCGAGGTTGTCGGCCACAAACTTGATGCCCGAGGTGGCCGCATCGTTGAACAAGCCGCTGGAAATGTCGTTCTTGAGGTCGAACCAGGCAGTGTGCAGGCGGTTGATCTGGGCGTTGAGGCCACCGGCCGCCTCTTCCCAGCCGCGGCCCGACTGCTCCAGCGCCTGGATGAGCTGCGGCATGAACCGCGAGGTCACCAGGTCGCCGGCCTTCTCCAGCTCTTCGAACGATTTGCCGGCCAGGTCCGTGCCCTGGATGGCGTCCATGACGGCGTTCTTGAAGCGCGCCGCCGAGCCGGGGATGGCGAAACCCAGCTGCTGGTTGAGCTGCCGCGCCTGGATAGTGCCGCGCGACATCATTTCCGTGAGCGCCAGCAACGCGTGCTGGGACTGCTCGCTGGACAGGTGCAAGGTCGTGGATGCCTCGCCGAACGCAGTGAAGAGCTTCTGCGTCTGGTCCATCGGGATGTTCGAGGCGCTGGCCGCCGCGGCGAGCTGACCGAAGGCCTGGGCGGCCACCGGCAGGTTCAGGCCGAGCTCTTCGGCCTTCTGCTTCAGGAAGTCGAACTGCTCGCCGGCGGCGGCGGCCGATCCAGTGGCGGACACCAGCGTGTAGTGGATCTGCTGCATCTGCACCTGGGTGTCGACCAGCGCGCCAAGGCTGTTCTTCAGCACCTCGAACCCGACGAAGCCCTCCACCGCCTTGCGCATCATGTCGATAGAGGCGGCGGTGCGCTGCGCCTCGGCCTGGATGGCGCCAAGCTGTTCCGTCGCCGTCTGCGCGGCCTGCACCATGCCGGTGCGGAACGCAGCCGAGTTCAGGAGCAGGTCCGTCTGCAGAACGGCGACAGTTGCCATGGCTTAGAAGCCCACCAGCGCCATGCTGACGGTGGCGCCCGCCGAGAACGTGCAGTTGATGTTGCCCACGTTGCCGGTCGACTGGTTGAAGAGCGGCGGCGGGAACGGCCCCACCACCACCTCGCCGCCGGCGGGCACGTTGACGATCAGGTCGCCGATGCGGCCATACGGGTCCGGGACGCTGCTGAACGTCGCGGTGATGGCCGCCGCGCTGCCGTTCTTCACGAGGGCCAGCGTGTTGCCGTTGTTGGGGAACGTGTTGCCGTTCACGGCATCCACGGCCTGATAGTTGACCGCGGCAGCAACCTGCCCCGGTTTCTGGACTGCCAAGAGGGTTTGCATGGGAATACCTCAGCGTTTGGTATGGCGATGTTTCTGACGCCGCTCGTTGGCTGCGGCGGCCTCGTCGAACATGGCGCGCAGCTGCGCGGATCGCTGCTTTGCCTTGTCCTCTTCGGTCACCGGGACCTGCTCGATGCGGTAGAAGGCGTACATTTCCGCCAGCTGGCGCGAGTCCAGCTGGCGGAGCATCAGGTCGGGGTGGGGGAAGCCGAGTCGCCAGGCGAGTTCGAACTGGAGCCGCCGCTCGGGGCGGCGCCGGAGTTTTTTTCCAGTTCCTGGATATCCTTGGCGCTCAGCGCGTTGAGCTTCTGCGCCGCGTTGAACACGCGCTGCACGGCGGCGGCCGACTTGGAGCCGAGCGCGTCGATGTCGTCGGGCGTGAACAGCAGGTTGCCCGCTTCATCGATCGCGCAGAGCGCCACGAAGCGGGCGCGGAAGTCGACCGTGTTCACCTGGCCGGTGCCGTAGGTCTCGTTCTCCCACTGGTCGCGCTCGGAGGCGGACATCATGCGCACGCGCACGCTCCCGCCCCACTCGGGCACGTCGACGTCCTCGAACTTCTTGTCTTCCGCCGCGAGGATGGCGTCCTTGGTCAGCAGCCCCAT